CAGAACTATTTATTTGATTGTATCGACTCGATCTTGTGGAGAAAGTATCATGAAATAAAAGCCGAACATCCAACAGCTAGGATTCAGGTTAAGGAAATTCGTAAAGCTTCAGCGGGCAAGTATAAATTGTTTGTTGACTATATCAAAGTCCTTTGGCAACCTGAAACCAACTTCAACAGACGCATATTGTTTGCCGATCATAAGATTAGGCGAGAGGATTATGCAACTGTTAAATTACCATACACTCCGGTGAGTGGTGACTGCCCGGCATTTAAAGAATTGTTATATACGTTGTACGATCCAAATGAAGCTGAGAAGATTCTATGGTTTATGGGCGCGCTGCTTATGAACAAAATGGATGGTATCGAGAAGTTCATGTATTTGTATGGACCAAAAGGATCTGGTAAAGGTACTGTGCTTAAGGTATTCAAGATGATATTCGACGGATATCATGCTCCTATCGACTTGAGAGAGTTGACGAGTGGCGGTCCATTTGCAACAGGACAGATCCGAGAGGTTCCTTTGTTGATCGACGATGATACGGATATTTCCAGGATCAGTAACGATACTCCATTGTTGAAACTGACATCTCATGAAACCATATCTGTAAACAAGAAATACAAAGAACCGTATGATGTAACATTCAGTGGATTATTGGTAACTGCGTCAAACCAACGATATCGTGTTAGGAATATCGACTCGGGGATTACTCGACGGGCTGTTGTAGTAAATCCTAGTGGTCGTAAATTTACACACGAAGAGTATGATGCGTTATTTGATAGAGTAAAGTATGAGGTTCCGTATATTGCCTCGATGGCTATGGATACTTTCCAAGAACTTGGTTATTCTTTCTACGACGACTACTTCGATATTGAGATGGCGGTTAACACGGACATCATATTTGACTTTGTTCGAAGTAACGCAATGGAGATTGGTAAGGATATTACACTCAAGCGAGTTGCTGAGATGTATAAAGAATATCTGGAAGATCTAGGATTTAAGACGGAAGGATACAAAGCTAAGATCAAGAAAGAGCTCATGCGATATTTTGACGAGTTCCATACAGAGATTCGGATCGATAATATTCGTTACAAGAATTTATATCGAGGATTCAAATGGGAAGTCGTATATCCAGAAGGGCTTGGAGATAAGACCGATGGTCGCTTCGTACATTCTGAAGAAGCAAAAGAAGATTGGCTCACGTTTCTTGACAATCCGTCATATTTCAATGGTATCGCCGCAGCATTCCCAGCACAACCTGCAAATTCGAAAGGTAATCCTTTAGCGAAGTGGGATGATGTTAAGACTGTGTTGGCAGATATCGATACGGAACAACTTCACTGGGTTAAAGTTCCGCTGAGTCATGTTATTATTGACTTAGATAAAAAGAACCCAGAGACAGGCAAGAAGGATTTGGAACTGAACAAGGAAGCCGCCCGACAGTTCCCTCCGACTTATGCCGAACTATCCAAATCCGGCAATGGTATTCACTTGCATTATATTTATGACGGTAATGTGAATGAGTTATCTAATTTGGTCGAAGAGGATGTGGAGATCAAGGTATATCGTGGGAAGTCTTCTCTACGACGTATCAACATGAAAGCTAATGAGTATGAAATCGCGCATATATCCTCAGGTCTCCCACTAAGAGAGAAGGAGGCTGTGGTGTATAGCGAGATAGAAGATATTGTGTATACCGAACAGGTATTACGTAATTTTGTAAAACGACAGTTGGGTATGATTGAAGGTAAGGAACCATCACATCCAAATACTAAACCGACTATCGATTGGATTGCTCATGAAATTCAGAAGGCTCACGATCAAGGTCTTGAATATGACTTGAATGATTTACGACATGCTTGTATGATGCGAGCATTGAAATCAACAAATAATCGTGAGTATTGTTTGAAGGTTGTTCAGAAGATTCCTTGGTCGACACTTCGAGACGAGAACGAAGATAAAATTCAGGATCGGCTTACAGGGTTCACAAAGATATATCCCAAAGAAGAATTAGTGTTCTTCGATATTGAGGTATATCCAAATCTGTTTGTTGTGGTATGGAAGAAATATGGAGACGATGAATTCGTTAAATGGATTAATCCGACTCCTGAGCAGATTGAATATTTGCTTTCGTTCCCTCTCGTAGGATTTAACAATCGACGATACGATAACCATATTCTTTATGCAAGACTTCTCGGCGGTAGTGAAATGGATTTGTTCCAACAGTCACATCGTATTATCAATGAGAAGAACGCCAAGACTGGAATGTATGCCGCTGCTTATGAAATTAGTTATGCTGATATTTATGAGTACAGTCAGAAGAAACAGTCACTTAAGAAATGGGAAGTTGAACTCGGTATCAAACACGTGGAAATGGAAATCCCTTGGGATCAACCAGTTCCTGATCATTTAGTACCAGTCGTTGTTGACTACTGCGTTAATGACGTTGATGCCACTGAGAAATTGTTTGATGCTGTTTATGCAGACTACGTTGCTCGTGAAATCCTAGCAACAATTTCCCGTGGATCTATGAATGCGACTAACAATCAGTTGACCGCATTATTTATCTTCGGTAATGATCCACGACCACAAGACAAATTCAATTATGTTGATCTGTCTAAGACATTTCCTGGTTATGTCTACGAGTTCGGTAAATCCACATATCGTGGTATTGAAACCGGCGAGGGTGGTTATGTGTATGCTAAACCAGGTATTTACAAGAACGTTGGCTTGCTTGACGTCGAGTCTATGCATCCGAACAGTCTCGTGAATATGAATTATTTTGGACCATATACTCAGAGGTATGCTGACTTGCTTAAAGTTCGCGTATTACTTAAACATAACAAGATCGACGAAGTTAAACAAATGTTTGATGGTATCCTAGCTCCGTTCTTGGATAATCCAGAATATATCAAACCATTGGTAACAGCATTGAAGATTGTAATCAACTCAGTATATGGTATGACATCGGCTAAGTTTGATAATAAATTTAAACACCCATCAAACGTTGACAACATTGTTGCTAAACGTGGAGCTTTATTTATGGTCGACTTACGCTTTGCAGTTGAGGACGAAGGATATGAGGTCGCTCATATTAAGACGGACTCGATTAAGATTCCAAATGTGGACGATTACATTATTGACTTCGTTCATAAATTTGGAGCACTGCCTCAATACAATTATAAATTTGAGCATGAGCACACTTATAAACGTATGGCGTTGATTAACAATGCTGTTTATATTGCTCAGCTTGAAGATGATAGCTGGTCTCCGACTGGAGCTGAGTTCTTGAACCCATATTTGTTGAAACGAGTATGGACTAAGGAACGTATTGAGGAGAAAGATTTCTTCCTAACCAAACAATCGAAGGGCCATATTTATCTTGGTAAAGAGTTCGTTGGTAAAGTAGGATCTATTTATGCATCTCTCACTGGAGAAGAAGCATTGTGGACTGAAGACAATGAAACATTCAAGTCAGTAACTGGCACGAAAGGATTTAAGTTCAAGCAATCTGCGGAATTTAAGGACGATGATGTTGACTTTGCATATTATGACAGAGTCGCTCTCGAAGGTTTGAAGAAGATTATGAAAGTTGGAGACATCAATGAAATTGTCGATGACATGCCAACCGATTATCAAGTTGTTCTAGGTTTATCGCCTGAGGTTTCAGAAGAAACTTCGGCGGTAGCCTAATTTTGTTGCTTGCGGATTTCGCAGAAATTACTTGGCACATAATAGGAAGGGATAAAAGATTTTAGGATCTTTTACTTTTTTCTTGCTATTTTTATGTCAAAACAAATCGAAAGGATATTTTAAAAATGACAAAAGTATTAGCTATTAGTAATAAACAGTTGCAATTGGAAAATGTTCAGTTTATGTTTAGACCGAACTTCGAAGGTCGTAAGACTGAGTTTAACGCACTCGGTGACCGGAATTTCCAAATTGTGATCGATCCAGAAGATGTTCCAGTTCTTCAAGATTATGGAATCAATGTAAAACTTCACGATCCTGCAGCTAAGAACCCAGACCTCGACCCAGATGTTGTACAACCAACGTATTACATCAAGGTCAAAGTATATACTGAGTACAGAACTCCGGTTATTGCGCTTATCAATGACGATGGCGAATTGGATGTTGATGAAGAAGTACCAACTGATAACATCACATTCCTCACGCCGGATATGTATGGTATGATTGACGAAATGGAAATCCGTGCTTGCGACATGGTCATTCGTCGTCGTGAGAAACACGAACGTGGAACTTACGCACGTCTTGACTTATCTAAAGCATATATCCACGTACAATCAACACCATTGGCTCGTAAATACGGATTTTAATGGTCCAACTATATGATTATCAGGAACAGGCACTAGATCATCTTAGAGATGGTTGTGTGCTTTGTGGTAAAGTAGGCTCGGGTAAATCTTTAACGGGCCTATTCTACTACATCCGTAATCATTCGGACAAACCGCTTTATATTATCACTGTCGCAAAGAAGCGAGATGATAAAGAATGGCAACGTGATTTTGAGTTGCTTGGTATAAATGGAGTTGTTGATTCATGGAACAATATCAAAAAGTACAAAGACGTCAAAGATGCTTTCTTTATTTTTGACGAACAACGTGCTGTTGGTTATGGAACATGGGGACGCAGCTTGATTGATATTAGCAGGCGTAATAAATGGATTATGTTATCTGCTACACCAGGTGATACTTGGATTGACTTTATGGTATTATTCATAGCCAATGGATTCTATCGCAACAAGTCTCATTTTATTGATGAGCATGTTGAGTACAAACCATATACGTCATTCCCTCAAATTAAGAGATACCACAAGGTAGATCGATTAGAAAGATATAGGCGAGCTATTATTGTGTCTATGGCGGACTTCCGTAAGACTAAGATAGATCGTGTATTTGTAACCTGTGACTTCGACAGAAAGTTGTATGACGAAACTGTTAAATCCAGGTTTAATCCTTTCACCAACGAACCTATTATGAACGCCTCTGAGTTCACACAAGTTCTTAGAAAAATAGTTTGTTCTAGTGATCGTCGAAAGGAGAATGCAAAACAACATGTCATGACCAAAGATAAATTGATTGTGTTCTACAATTACATTTATGAGTTGGAGATTCTAATTGATATTTGTGAAGAACTCGGACTTAGATATAGACAATGGAATGGTTCTCGACATGAGAGTATTCCGGATGATGGCGATGGCTGGATTTATTTAGTTCAGTATATTGCCGGATCAGAAGCCTGGAACTGTATTACAACTGATACAATTCTATTTTACTCACTCAACTATTCATATCGTATTATGGAGCAGAGTGAAGGACGCATAAATCGTATTAATACGCCATTTGATACAATGCATTATATCTATTTAAAGAGTTCGGAATGTATAGACGACGCCGTCTATAAAGCGATTAAAACCAAAGAAAAATTCAACGAGAGGAATTGGGTGCAGCAACAATGGGCAAATTGGAAAGAGATTTTCAGCGAGTCTTAATTAAAGATATTGAGGCTTTGATTCCTGATGCGATCGTTAAGAAGAACGATGCTAAGCATATTCAAGGGATTCCTGATTTGTCTGTGGATGTAGGTCCTTGGTCATTTCATCTTGAATGTAAGAAGAGTGCTAAGGCACCATATCGTCCGAACCAACCATATTACTTGAAGAAGTATAACGACAACGGTGGTTGGGCTAGGACTATATATCCTGAAAACAAGGAGGAAGTTTTGCATGAAATGGAACAGACATTACGACTACGAAGGGAAACATTCGTTTCTAAGCGCTAGTCAATGTCACTGGATAAATTATACTCCCGAGAAAGTCGTTAGCCGATTTGAAAACGAGCTAGCGAAACAACGGGGAACGGAGTTACACGAATTTGCATCTGAAGCTATTAACAAACGAATTAGGTTATTGCCTGGACATACACATCCAGCCTTAGCCAATTTTGTTAATGACGCAATAGGATTTAACATGGATAGTGAAGTCCTTTTATTTTATAGTCCTTACGCATTTGGTACAGCTGATGCTATTCGATATGATCCTCCAAAGAAAGATAATCCTCGTGGATTCCTACGCATTCATGATTTGAAGACAGGCGTAACTAAACCAAAGATGGAACAATTGCTAGTGTATGCTGCATATTTCTGTCTTGAGTATTCTGTAAAACCTGAAAAGACAGACATGATTCTACGTATTTATCAAGGGGATAACATTGATGAAGTAATTCCTGAGCCCGAAGATGTCTATGATATTATGCATAGCATTAAGGAATTCTCAGCATTACTTGAAAACAAACCGTGAGGTGAATGATGTCGGAAACTTTACAAGAGTACCTCGAACATAGAGGAACTCCACATCAAGGCTCCGTTCCTCACAGTGGTCGCTATGCTTGGGGTTCCGGAGATAATTCATACCAACGTGCAACTGGATGGTCTGATGTTGTGGCTAAATACCGCAAGACAGGATTGACAGACACGGAAATAGCGAACAAACTTGGCATATCTACAACAGAGTTTCGTAAGCGGAACAATATCGCTAAACAAGAGATTCGTAAGAACAATATCTCTCGAATCAATGAATTAGCAGATAAAGGATTCGGATCGATTGAGATATCTAGACAACTAGGTATCCCTGAATCCACTGTTCGTATGAACTTAAATGCCAAGGTTAAACATAATGTTACCAGAATGGAACAAGTCAAAGGTGACTTGGAGAAACTGGTAGGTAAGTATGACTACATTGATATTGGTTCTGGCTCAGCCCAACAACTTGGTATTAATGATAGTATGCTTAAACGTGCTACGCAACAGTTAGAAGAAAAAGGTTATCATGTTCACAACATTTATGTTAAGAACGCAACCAATGACGCTCACTGGGTAGAGATGAAGGTCTTGTCTAAAGAACCTGATATTTCTGTAGTACGACAAAACAGAGATAAGATTACACCACCTCTTATTTATAAAGACGAACATAGTGTGTCGCAACTAGGACTTAAGCCTATTCAGCACCTTGATTGGAAACGGGTGGGAATTAAGTACGATGAAGATGGCGGCACGGCAAAAGATGGGGTAATGCAGTTGAGACCTGGAGTTAAGGATCTTGATCTAGGTAATTCTCATTATGCCCAGGTTCGCATCGGAGTTGGTGGAACTCATTATCTTAAAGGGATGGCTGTTTATGGAGATCCAAAAGACTTTCCAAAAGGTGTCGATGTTATTTTCAACACCAACAAGAAACGAGGGACTCCTCCAGAGAAAGTACTGAAACCTTTGAAAGATGATCCTGATAATCCATTTGGTGCAACTATTAAACCAGGGGGACAGAAAGGTGCAATCAATAAGGTTAATGAAGAAGGTGACTGGAATTCCTGGTCTAAAACTTTATCTTCTCAGTTCTTATCTAAACAACCACCTGCTCTTGTTAAGGATCGTATTGAAACAACATACAATAAACTTAAGAAAGAGTATGAAGAGATTTCTAAGTTAACGAATCCTGTAGTCAAGAAAGCATTGATGAATGATTTTATTGACGGCTTAGATTCGAAACGACAGTCTCTTAAATTAACAGGGTTCGATCGAATGAAAGGTAAAGTGTTGTTACCTCTCGATGGTATTAAAGCTAACGAAGTATATGCGCCATCATTTAAGAATGGTGAGAAAGTAGTACTCGTTCGTTATCCTCATGGAGGGAGATTTGAATTACCAGAACTAACTGTTAATAATAAACTTGGAAGTGGCGCAGCTAAATTTATGCGTAATGCCAAAGATGCCATTGGTATAGATTCATCTGTTGCATCTAAACTTTCAGGGGCAGACTTTGATGGTGACTCTGTTATGGTTATTCCAAACAACAAGGGTCAAATTAAAACTGCTCGCTCATTGAAGGAGTTAAAGAACTTTGATACCAAAGCTTATTATACTCCTAAGCCTCCGAAGATCGATACTCAAAAACAAATGGGCGAAGTATCTAATCTTATTACTGACATGACTATTAAGAATGCATCACAATCTGAGATTGCTCGTGCAGTACGACATTCAATGGTTGTTATTGATGCAGAGAAACATAGTCTAGATTATAAGAGATCTGAAAGAGAAAATGATATTGCATCTCTTAAAAAGAAATACCAATTGCATACCAATATTTTAACTGGTAGCAAAGGGACTGGAGCATCCACTCTTATTTCCTTGTCCAAGAGAAAGATATCTGAAACAGAGAAGGTGGAAAGACACCGGTCTCCTGAAGAACTAGCAGCTAACCCAAGGCTCAAACCAACAATCACTAAGACTGTTCGTAAGAAAGGAACAGAGAAAGCTATTGTTGATATGGTTGATGATGCTAAGAAGCTAGGTTCTGGTACGCCTATCGAGAACATGTATGGTAATTATATCAATGCTCTTGGTAAGCTACAGCAGAAGGGTCGTGATCTAGTAGACAAGACTCCTAACATGCACATCAGTAAGGAAGCTAAGATTAAGTACAGACCTCAGCTCGAGTCATTAGACAAGAAGCTTAGTGATGCACTTATGAATGCGCCTAAAGAACGTCAAGCACAACTGATTGCTAACAGAACCATTGCATCTAAACGAACTCCTGACATGCAACCAGACCAACTTAAGAAGCTTAAGCAACAATCTATTGCAGCAGCTCGTGTACAAGTTGGAGCTTCTGGTAAGAAGGTAAGGATTAGCATTGACGATGATGAGTGGACAGCTATTCAAGCTGGTGCTGTGTCTACTAACAAACTAACACAGATCATTCGGTACTCAGATGCAGACAGGCTTAAGCAGTTAGCTACTCCTCGTAAGAGTGAGTCTATCTCATTAGCTAAAGCAAGTAGAGCTAAGGCCATGCTTCGTAATGGACACAGCTATGCTGAAGTATCTGAAGCTCTTGGTCTATCAGTTAGTTCCATCCAGAACATCGTAGAGTAAAGGAGGTAGTCAATGGACGAACAGTACGATGAAGTACTTGATGTCATGCTAACAACGTATGACAATCCATACAATCCCTTTACTCAATGGGATGAATGGTACAAGTATGATACAGACAATGATTACAATACACCCGAGCTATTAGCGTTTGTCATGGGCAACACTGATGACTTGCTCGACATCACTGAAGAGCTTGGTGTGCAAGCAGCAGCAATCAATTGGATTGTTGACAATGGTCCTATAGAAAATGTTTGGACCACAATCAAACCAACTACCAAAACTCCTATTCGGCAACCGACAGAATAAAATATAAAATAAAAATCTGTCGCAGCCATAGGGGGAGGGTCTCCTACATTCCTTCCCTCTATGCATCGCCCCACCACTCAAAAATAGCTCCGGAGTGATTTTTATCCTGAAATTGGGGTCTTTGTGTGGTCAAACTATGCAACAAGGAGATCAAAGTAATGCCAAACACGGTACAAGATCACTTCATGGAACTAATGAAGTGGGTACTTTCTCCTGAAGTGTTAACGCAGATAGGGTTTTATATTGGTATAGGAGGAAGCATCATAGGTTTTGGCACAAAAGTGTTCAAAAAATTATGGGCTAATTTGGAGAAAACGCAAAATGATGAACTAGCAAGTCTAAAAGCATCTATTCAGAACTTAACAACTTCAGTAGAGAAGTACCAAAAGGATACTGAGCGAGAACTTTTACGAATACAAATAATCACGGGTATACATTCGGATAGATTATCCGTTCAAGAGGTATTGGCTTTGTATGATACATACTCATCAAAAGGATATAATTCATATGTTAGTCGTGTTGTTCATGATTATGTGGAAGAAAAAAGACAAGAAGGAAGAGGTCTAGACAATGACAGTCAATGATATTGTTAATTACATTACCTTACTGATTATCGTGGCCCCAGTTGTTATCCAATTGGTTCGTTATGTTGGTACTATTACTCATAACCGCAACCTTATCAACTTGGCAGATCGCGCACTAATCATCGTTACAAGTCTCGAGCAGCTTAAACTTGTTAATAATGCTGACAAGAAAGCTGAAGCTCTTCGTAAGCTTGCTACCTATGCTAAAGAAGTAGGTATCAAGTTGACTGAAGATCAAGCAGAAGACTATATCGAAAACGCTGTAGCCGAATTGCGTAAGCTTCAGGGTAAACTTAACAAGGAGGGATAATATATGCCTCGGAGAAAGAAAGAAATTCCTGAACTAAAGAAAGCGGCTACGCCAGAAGGTCGTATGAACCAACTTACAACGTTAGCTGTAGATTTAGCAGAAGAACAACTTCGTGCTGGAACTATTGCTCCCAGTACTTTAAATGTATTACTACGATATGGTACTGTGGAAAACGAGTTGGCGCTTGAAAATCTTAGATCTAAGAACAAACTTAACGCAAGTAAAGTTTCTCAAATAGAAACTGAGGTCAAAGGTCGAGGAGATAGTGAGGAGGTTCTTAATGCACTTCGAGGTTATGCCCCGTCAGATACATTCGACTGAGAAACGTATTCTTACTCGTGATGATCTGAATTTATCATATAACGACATGGCTGCCCACAAAGAATGGGGTGATCGATTGAATTACCTATCTTTGTTTGATAAGGGCTATGTATCCCCTCGACAGTTTTCAAATCCATTTTATAAGTCAAGGATGTGGCGTAATCTTCGTGAAGAAATTATTGCCAGAGATATGGGTTATGACTTGGGTTGTCCAGGAGTTCCTATCGAGGGACCAATTATAGTTCATCATATGATTCCTTTGGTTGAAGATGATATACTAGATTGGAATGAAGACTTACTTTTAAACCCGGATTTACTAATTTCGACGTCCATAGAGACGCATAACATCATCCATTACGGTAGAAGGGTTGAAGAGTTAGTTGAAAGAAAACCTGGAGACACAAACTTATGGTGAGGTGACGAATGTCAGAAACAACCATCTTATCTGAGGTTAAAGAAACTCTGGATTTTGCGGTTGCTGAGGACGATGGTTTCGATGATCGTTTACTATTAGAACTAGATGGACTAATCGGTGAACTGTCGCAGCTGACTTATGTCAAGGAGGACTTCGTCCTTACCAAAGATTCAAAATACGACCAATTGCTTAAGGTTAATGATGCTAACCTACTTCGGTTAGTTAAGACATTTATAAACTTAAGTTTGCGACTCGTGTTTGATCCACCCGTGGGATCGGTTTTGACCTCATTAGAAAAATCTCGTGACCGGGCGGCTGTTCGGATCACTATGCAGAAGGAGCGGTACAATTCATATGAACCTTGATAATGAACTGTTACACGCCGTTCAATCTTGCGATTCCAAAGATATCATTGAGCACTTCGGAATCAAAGGAATGAAATGGGGACAACGTCTTCGCTCAAGACTAGCTGCTCGTAAACAGCGAAAACTTGATAAGCGAACCAACAAGAGTCGTAATCGGGAATGGGTGCACAAGTATGCCAATCGTTCGACGCTGAGCGATAAAGATTTACAACGTGCTGTCAACCGTTTAAGACTCGAGAATGACTTGGCAGAACAAGTCACTAGAACTACTAGAATTCACCAGAAGCCAAATAATAACAATAGCTTTGCTAAAGATGTTGGTAGAGCATTGGTTGTTGATGGTGTTAAGGACGCTCGTCGTATTGTTACCAAAGAAGGTATTTCTTATATTAAGAATAATCCTGACAAAGTAGCTAAAGCGATTAGCGGTGTCCGGACATGGATGAATACATAAGGAGGTATTAGTCTGAGTGTTATCTAACAAAGCATATCCTCAGGAATATAGCAAATTCAAAGAACAAGTCTTGAGAGGTGAGA